ATAGGATTTTCTTTTATATTAGTACCAATAACTAATATTTCACCTTCTTTTTTATTATCTATTTCCTTTTGGAATTGTTTGAATATTCTTTCAATATTCACTTCATTTTTATCTTTATAGAAAAAACCCTTTATATTATTCCATAACCCCAAAACACTATTTTTAATAACCTCCCAGACTTTACCCAATTTTAATTATAAATATATCCGTCTATAAAGATACACAAGAAAACTTGGTTTTCCCAATATTTCATCGTATATTTATTAATGGGGTTGATTGGAATTGACAGGATCAACGAAGACTCTTAACTGACTCAGTGAAATGTCGCCCTTTCTTTATGAAAGGAGTTGCTATCTGGACGAGGGTTCGATCCCCTCCAACTCCACAAAATTAAAATATGGAAACAGTGAAAATAGGATCTATTGTTAAAATAAAAATAGATCAAAAAATAGAAACAACAATAACTATTATATCAAAATCCCAATATAATACAATAAGAAGAGAAAATAAAAAACTAGCTGCAAATCTAGTAGTTAGA